AGTTTGCATAGATTCTGCCGCAGACGCCGCATATTTGCTGTAACTTGTAGGATGTATTTCATCTTCACCCGCGACGAAGCCACCCATGAATGGATAACCATATTCACCAGCAAGAGATTGCAACTGATGATTACCAGGTGCTAGGTCTTCTCGACTATTAGACATACCGGCAACTTGTACGTTTGCTCCAGCATCCTTTAAAAATTGCATTTGCTTTTTAACGGATTCTATATCTCGCGTATTGTTTGATAAGCCGGTTGACAGAACCACTTTTTTGCCTTTGAAATGTTCTGGACCAAGATTTTCCATATCAGCTAGAACTTCATGTGGTTTTCTGCCAACTATTGTATGGCCTTCACCGCCAGCAGCATCCTTTAGCCCTTGTGCGATACTATCTCCGACGAATACTGTATTTTCAGGAGATGTTTCGATTTCTGATGATGATTCTGGCTGAGCAGAAGCTATAATATCATCTTCAGGATTCTCAACTTTTTTTGAAACAACAGTTGTATTTCCATCTTCTAATTGTGAGAAGTCTGCTCTATTTGTATAATAGCCACTTTCATCTACTTGTCCATATATCTGCTGACCAAGTTCTCTGATTCTCTCTTCTTCACCTAGAATTAAGTTTTCTTGAATGTTAAATTGTCTTCTAAAGTTAGGATCATATCCTTTTTCCCAACTATATGCTGCCATATTTTCACTTTGAATATCACCATGCATCCAGTCAGCAGTTACCCCCTGAACAAAACCACCACCCTGTCTTAGATTAGATTCGTGTGGAGCATAATGTTCTTGAGCTATTCTAGCAAGTGAGTGAAGTCTAGTATATTCTCTGGCGGCAACTTCTGATCCACCAACTTGTCCGGAATATCCTTCTTTGCCTAAATTGGTTATTTGTTTTCCTGTTGCTCTATCGATAATTGCAAAATCCAAAGCTTTGCTGTAACCATCAGCTTTCACGCCGTGATTTGATGTTGATCCACTATCTCTAGAAGCAGCAGCGGGCCCAAACAATTCGACTCTAAGTCCTGGATTAGCAGCCTCATATTGCTGCACAGCCTCAGCATAGGATTTTAGCAAATCCGGATCTACTTCCATTACCCTATTAATATCTGTTCTTGGATTGCGTTGAGACCAAAACTCTTTCAAACTATCATAATCTGTTCCGACTGGTCTTAATTTTTCTCCTTCAACCGAAACTCTTGTTTCTCCATCTTTCAAAGCAGGAAATTCACTTGATGTAGGTGATGGTTGATTGAACAAGCTTTCAGTAAGTGCTTCCTTTTCTCTCTCTTTCTTCTTCTCTGCATATTTTGCAATTTCTTCTGGAGTATATACTTTATTTGGATCTGTGATTATAGGATCTGTATCTATAAACTCTTCGATAGATGAAGCTTGTTTTTCTGCATTGGCTTCTCTGAATGCATTATCTGATTCTTTTCTCTCTATATCAGAGCCATATTTCTGATATGCTCTATAATCAGTTCTTCCCCCTACAAATTTTCTTGCTTCTTGATATGTTTCATCTTGATCGACAACAGATTTATAAATCTGATTGGCAGCTTCGACAGCCTTCTCATCTCTTCCGTATAATTTTGCAAGAGAAGTCATAGGATCTTCCGAAGATAACGCAGCCTTAATCTGATCGACAGTAACTCTTCCACCAGCAACATTTAATGCATGAGGATCAGCAGATTTTCCATATATAGATGCTGATATAGGAGAATATTGTTCTCTGGCTGTTAGCTGATGAAACATGTCACCATAGCCACCATGATTTTGTGCTGCTCTATTCATCATTGAAAGCATTGTATCGACTCTGCCCTGATGAGATGGTCCACCTTCCATTGTAGCAGAAACGAAAGCAGCAAACTTCAACTGATTTTCTTGCGAAAGGCCTGAAATTTTTTCAGACTTATATCTTTCGTTTATTGGCTTATCAGAATATTTTTTTCCCTGACTTGCCTCATCTTTTCTCATTTCTTCTTGAAGCTGTTCCTCAGACTGTGGTATTTTTTGTATAAGAGTTCTGCCATTTTCATCTTCAATTCTCTGAAAACCTGATTTTAAAAGTTCTTCATTCGTCATATTTTTTACAAAGGCTATTCTTTCATCACCTTCTAGAATAGGACTTTCGGTTATTAACTCATACGTGTTATCTACATTTATGCCTTTTTCCAACAATTTTTCTTTCATTTCTTGAATTGTTGGTGCCGGCACGCCAATTGGTCTTTTACCATCAGGTTTATCTTCACCATCATAATATGGAGTAGCTGAACCATCATCACCACCACCAGTCTGATTAAAATTACCGCCATTACGCGCTAGAATATTAGATGTGATGAAATTAGAAACGTCAGGTAATTGTCTCTTGTAATAATCAGGAAATGCATTAGCAATTTGAATAGGAGTTAATGCATTCAGAATAGACTGTAAAAAGTCCGGACTGATGGATGCAGCCTTCATTCGATCTCCTACTGGGACCTTCATGAGGCTTCTAAAGTCTACTGTCAAGCTCTCGCTTGTAATCGGATTTGTTGCCATTATCGTTTCTTATACTTTGCTGCGGCCTGATGGTCGCGCCTTTCTTGCTCTTGTTTCTTTAAAAATTCTGATAACAAATCAATATACACATATCTTTCCCACGGTATCATACCTTCTAGTTCAGCCAATGAATATTTGTGATGTTGAACTAATGCAAAGTTGACCTTGTAATAGTTCATAATATTATCATAACTGAACATTACCGAAAAAAATTGATAAAGTCTTTGTACCTCACTCTATGATCTTTACCACACTTCAAGCATTTTCCATTACCTATGGCATAGAAAGATGGGAAATTACCAATGAATTTTTCTAGCGACTCAAACTGTTGCTGTGTTAGGTTCTCTATAAAATCCTGCAATTCAGCTGGTGTGAAGTCTTTGTTTGTATAGTACTGTCCCTTCGTAAAAATCTTGTCCACACACGCCATTATAATTTGGATCTTGGTATCAAGTTGATTGGCTTTTTCGTCAATTTGCTTCATGATAGAATATGATGGGTATTTCATCTTGAATATTAGATCGTCGTGAAATTTAATGTCTAGCTGTGATTTATCGTTATTTTCAACCTCGACATTTGAAATATCAATTGGAATAACAAATTTACCACCGCACTTCTTATCGTCCACCACGTTTTGGCATAAAAAGTTAACATCTATGCTTTCACCAATAGACTTGGCTCTGAGTGCAATAAACAGATAATCAATATCAAAGAACGGTAGAGTTTCGATGTTAAGCTCAGGACTAATAATACAGTTATTAATTACCTGCTTTGTTGCTCTAATTATTTCCTGAGCATCATCGCTCTTTACCGCCATTAGCAATAGCTTCTCTTCTTTTACCAGAAAAGGTCGAATGGTTATTGTCTGACCATTCGACGGTAGTTTTACATCATAAGTCGGCACATCAATCTTGGGTAACATAATTTAATTATCCTTTATTCTCTGTTTTGAGTTGTAGCTCTATAAACACTTGGTCGACCGGTAACCAGGTTTGGATTGTTAGTGACTGGCAGGTCATATCCTTCTCTACGCCACTTGTGGTATGTGAATGTGACAGCCAGTCTTTGATATTGATCATCGGCCCATGTCATTGGCTGTGGATTGACAAGCGTTGGATATGCATTGAATAGTGTGATCATATATGTTTGCTTTGGAAATGTTGCCGTTGTCGTGGCTGGTCCAACACCGGTAGCTGTGCCATATTCAGCCAATTGAATAATGTCAACTTTGGTCTCATATTCAGAACGATAATTAAAATCAAAAGTATTGGTCGGATTAATTGTTTCCATCCAATCATCAAAGAATTGTCTTTCAAATGATTCCGAACGACACAGGAAAGTTAGAGTTGTGTCTTCATATTGTGACTGGAATGGTAGCTTTTGATTTGGGCCATAGTAGCGCACATCCAAGCTTTGAAAGCCGCGACCAGGCATTTCAGCAGCCTCACACAGATATGTGAAGTCTTGAATAAATCCACTATACTGAGCCAACAGCGTTCGTGGCGGAGCTATACGAACAGCAAATCTAGCAGACTTGCCTAAACCACCATATCGAGAATTGATCGACTTAACATCGTTCATACTCAATTTTGTAAGTGGGTTCTTTACAGGTAAATTAGACATTTAAGACTTTCTTATGAATAATTCGAGTGATAATTGAGCGGCTTTGTCCCATTCTGTAGCAGGTATTTCAATTAATCTTGAACGAACATGGCTATACAGGTATCGCTTGGTTGTATTACCAAGAATGGCCGATGCGCTCTTGGTAGAACTTAATAGGTCATACGATATTTGAAGGCGTGTTTTGTCCGTATATTTCTTGGCTGTGGCATAATCTTGCAATTTAGCCAACAAATTAATTCTTTGTTTGACGTTAAGATAATGAATATTCAGGCCAAGAAAGCCATCTGTATATTCTTCCATTGGAAATACCAGTGGGTAAACGTCATAGACTGGTAGCTTGTCCTTGGTCTTTGGATCGTACCTGAAGAAGTACATTCTACCGATGGAGGTGTAGGCGCGTTGCTGTTTTTGCATACGAAATAGATTATCGCGCATGGAAGACGCGGAACGCGCTTTCTCAGTCATCCAGTCGAATAGTTCTTTACTTGTATATTTTTGTGCCATAAAGCTATTTATTTCACTTGACAACCACTTGACACGACTATATAATGGCTATGTCCTGTATGAATGAATACTCTTATTTAATACCTAAATGATCTTCGGTGATCAGCTTGAATATCCAGCTTCTATCAGCACAGTATTCAGTAGCAGCTTTCCATTTAGCTTGATTCTTACCCCATGTCATTACTTCTGTAATGTATTGTTTAGTGGCTTTTTTCTTCTTCTTAGGCTCTATTGTTTCTTTCTTAGGCTTTACTTCCAATATCATAGTTTGCACTAGACCATCTGGTTTTTTGACCTTTACAATAAAATCTGGGTAATATCTATGCCAACGATTATCAGTTGGACACATATATGGTATAGCCAGTTCTTCGCTGCTCCATTCAATAACAGCGGTATTTTCATCTAAATACTTCATAACTTTAAGTTCCCACAATGAACGATATACTATGTTCGTGGGATCACCTTTATATTTCTTTGGGTATTTCGGAGAGAACTTGCCTTTGTATGCCATATAAATATATAGAATAGTTTTAAGGAAAGAAAAAATGGCAATAGACGTTAATCTTGATGGCAAAATCGATGAAGCAGACCTTACTGCGCCAATAACGGATCGATCTGCCGGTGCTGAACTGTTCAATCCAGATTTTGCTGACCCGACAGGACTAGAACAGTCCCAATATGACTTTAATTTCAAAGTATTTCCCGAAGACCTTACCATGTCTGATAGCGCACACTACATGGTCATTAATATCAATGTTCCTGTTCATATTGGCGGTGCTAGACGTTCAGATTATCCTGTCGGCACAATATTAAGAGACGAATTTTCAAAGGTGGATAATCTCAGATTTAA